CATTTCCACCAAGAACGACAACATTGTCGCCAAGCTTCTTGTTAATCTGCGCCATAATCTTTAGCGCATCGGCATTAATATTCATTCTTTACCTGCTTCTTTAGCTTCTTAATGTCTTTCTCAATCTTGGCCATACGCTGGTCCTGGTCAATCTCTTGCTGAGACTTCCACTCCTCGCGCATAGTCTCAAGCTTGGCCTCGCGTAGCTTGTTCTCTAGCTTCTTCTTGCTGATAAACATTATCCGTCAATCCTTCCGATGATTCCTTGTGGGTTCCAGTTGTTAGTCGTGTCATTTCCAGACGCTTGCTTCGCAGCTCCCTCAACGTGAGCACCAGTGAGCGAACCGAAACGCGACCCTGACTGCTGAATGGGATACCCACAGTCGTAACAGCGTGGAGCCGCATTCTGAATAGCAAAGTAATTGCCTGACCCGCAGTCAGGACAAGTAGCAGTCTGACTAGCAGATTGCGCACGCTCAGACGCCTGGGCCTGCGGTTGAAAGCTAGGCATCGCCGCCATTGGCTGCTGCGATGGTGGCATAGGCACATTGTTTACAGGACGTCCTGCAGGAGCCTGTGGCTGAGTCTGGGCTAGGCGTGCTGCCCACCAGTCTGCGTTGTTCATTTCTTTCTCCTAGCTGTCTTAGGTACATCCAAAAGCTGCATGTCGATTAGCTGAGACACAGCGCCCATCAATACTGCAAGGGACACCTGCTCCATTACTTTTCTACTTTCCCACCAGAGTTCATCTGGAATGGACTTGAGGTCTTCTGAGAGGTTGGCTCTCTGGAACTCGGTAGCACCTTCCGCGAGCGCGTGTGCAAACGCGTATAGCATAGGCACTAGATACGAGATTCGGTCTACTCGCTTATCGCTTTCGTACTCCTCGTGCTCCTGCAGCTCATCACTTAGAATACTACATCCTAGTATGACACTCAACTCGTGACCGTTCTGAATCTGTGAGTCTAGAATAAACCCACGAAGGCGTGCGCTAATCTCGTTCAGGCTTAAGTCTGGAAGTTTAGGTTTCTTCTTAAACATTACTTAGCCTCACCCCACTTGTCTACAACGTAGACCTCAGCGATTAGAGGGACGGTAATCTCTTTCAATTTGATTCCTTCCATTGAAACCTTAATCGCCTCAGCAACTTCTTCTGCCTTGTCTTCTGGGCAGATGGTTACCAATTCGTCGTGAACTGTCAAGATAACATTAACATCAGGTGCGTTGACAAAGCAAGAGTGGGCGCGTACCAGGGCGAGCTTCATAATGTCAGCTGCTGAGCCTTGGATAACTGTATTAAACGCCTGTCGTTCTGCTCGAGAAAGTGATGAGAAATCCTGGCTCTTTAGCTCTGGGATGTAGCGACGACGACCAAAGATAGTCTCAACGAATGGAATAGAACCACTTTGCTTAGCGAGACGGATGACCTTGTCCTTGTACTTAGTGATGGACGAAAACTCTTTTTCGAATCGATTCAGCAAGTCTTTGGCTTCTTTTAGGGAACAACCAATCGATGCTGCAATCTTGTCAGGACCTACACCATACGAGATAGCGAGAACAAGAACCTTACCAGCCTTTCGGTCAACGCCCATGGTGTCACCAATAGTCGTGTAGATGTCACCACCCGATAGGTAGTTATTCACTAGACGAGGGTCCTGCGAGAATGCAGCAATAACGCGTGGTTCAATCTGAGAGTAGTCAGCGACCACTAGCTTGTGACCTGGAGGGGCCACAAATAGGTTACGGACTAACTTACCGTAGTCTCCAGAAGATGGAATGTTCTGTAGGTTAGGTTCGCTTGAAGAGAAACGTCCAGTTTCAGCACCGTGTGCTTTGAAGTTGGTGTGTACACGACCATTAATCAGAAGAGACTTGCGGTCAGTAATCTTCTCTTTACCATTAGTAACACGCTTGACTTCTCCACCTGTGTACGGAGTTACGTAGGTAGTCATTAGCTTATTCAAGTCTTGGTATTCCAGAATGGCGTCGACTAGAGAATCCTTGCCTCGGTAGTACTCAAGAGCATCGGCAGATACTGAATAGTGAGTCTCGTTCAGGTCTCGACCAGCACGTAGTGCCTCCTGACCCTTTGGAGTTAAAGAAGCCTTGAACTTAGGGTTTGGAGTGATGCGGGGCTTAGAACCGTCTTCAGAAGTAAACAGTAGTCTCTGCTTCGCAGGAACTGAGTTGATAGCAAAAGCCTTCCCAGCCTCCTTGTAGCAGCGTGCCTCTGCTTCCATCTTGCCCTTCTCAATCTCTTCAGCAAGAGTCTTGAGGTGTGCTTGGTCGATGTAAGCCCCAGTAAGCTCCATGTCGCATAGAGCAGATAGCACATCCATCTCTAGTCGCCATACTTTTTGAAGGTTGCCTGTAATCTTTGGGGCAAGAGCTTTGTATAGCTTCCAGGTAACTTCAGCATCAATGCCAGAATACTTTGCTACATCAGAAAAAGAGTGTAGGGCAACATTTTCTCCTACGCCCTTCTCAACTTCGATACCGAGTTCGCGACGAACACATGCAGCAAGTCCTAGGTCGAACTTTGTCTGGTTGTTGATAATGAATGCAGCCATGAGAGTGTCGAAGTTTGGCTTGCTTGGAACACGACCACCGTAGTACTTGGCTACGGACTTGAGGTCGAACTTTGCATTGTGAGCAATCTTTAGTGCAGGACCAAACATGATTGGCTCAATAGCGTCAAATACCTGACGAGGAGTCAATTGCTTAGGAGCTTCGCTGAACTTGGCTGTCCACTTGCGCTGGTCCTTAGAATAGTGAGAGTCAAGCAGTGGCTTGCCCTCTGCCAGGCGTCGCTGACCTGCAAGCATAAGTGGCTTATCGTACCCATCGAGTTCACCATTTGGGTGGCCCATAGGAATTACATCTGTGCGACCGTCAGTCGCAAATGAAATCCAGCAGACATCGTTAACTACTGGATATAGTCGGTTTTCGCCAATGGTCTCGGTGTCCCATGCGAATGCATCGACCTTAGAATATGCAGCAACAAATTCGGCCAGCTGCTCTGCCGTAGTAATAATATTCATGATTGCCCCGTAGAAGTTTGGTGGGGGGGCCAGGATAGACCTGACCCCCCTCTGGATAGGAGTGGTTAAGAAACCATCGTGCGAGCTAGTTCAAGCATCTCTTCGCGGGGGCTTACGTAGATTGATGACTTGTCGTAACTTACTGCTGAGGCAATTGAAGCCTCTACAGCTGACGGGTCCAACTCCCATTCTTCGGCAAGGTCAGTGGCACGTACACGTTCGACGGTGTACTGAGTGTCGCGACCAATCCCAAGACGTGACAACGCCCAGAAGTACTTGCTTAGAGGACCACGGCGTGGGTCATCGTTTGCAGCACGTAGCTGTCGGGCAAGAGTGATACCAGCAGTCATAATCTGAACTTCTGGCTCCTCGTCCGACAGGACTAGAACGTTGAATGAGAACTTTGCGCGAGGCTTGTCGCCTGCGATGGTGCAGAGTGGGCACTCTTCCTTTAGACATACGAAAGAGCGGCGGCCTTCGGTGCGGTCAACCCAGTGCTCCTCGTAAACGTGGAACGGACCGTCTTCTAGGAAACGGACGAGAGTTGGCTGCTCAGAAAACTTAAAGTTAGTTGCGTAGTTTCCTGACTTCTGCTTCGGCTTGTCTAGGTAAGCATCTGCTGCTCCCCAACCTGCCTGAACGGTGGTACCGTGCTTTGGTGCTGCGTCAACTGCATCTTCTAGGTAAAGAGATGCGTCAACAGTCGGTGACTGAATTGTCATGTTATTCTTTCTAATCGGCCAAACGGCATTTTTATCGGAGGTCTTGCGACTCTCAGTTTAGTGCTTCCTTCCATCGGTACACAAGTACCTCTGTTAGGTCTGGGTGCTTGCCCCACTCTACACGAGCAGAACCAAGCAGATTGCGTTTCGAGAATTCCTCAATGGTAATCTCAATAAGTTCTCGTGTGTAAACACGATTACCATTTACCTTTTTACCATTAAGGCTCTTGGAACGCAAGCGGTAGGGAGCAATCGGAATGTATCCTTTTTTCTCCCATAGGCGAATGGTGACAATTTCTTTTTCCAGTGCAAGTGCTAACGCACTGATTGTAAAGACCTCTGTCTCCACTCCCTTGAGTGTTTTAATGATGGGATTTTCATCCCAGCCATTTGATTCACCCAAAGCTTTTTTACGTCGCTTGTCTGCTACTGGAGTAGACTCGCGACGTTTTTGTTTTGAACCAGGTGCGCGGTCGAGACCCTCAAACGCTTTGAGGATTTCATCTTCCGAACGCATTCCTGGCATGTTACTTCTTTACTGTCCTTAGTGCCCAGATTACCTGAATAGGATAGATTTCTTC